CTTCGTGACTGTAGACGAACAGTTCGCATGAGACTTTATATGTGTGAAGTTTACCTAATTGATAGAATGGATTTTCGTGTTCAACAAACTTAATTTCAAACAAACCCTTCGAGAGTGGGAAGTAAATCAAATCACCTTCTCGGGGTTTTGGGATTGATGCCTCGTTTACTGTGACGACTTGTTCAAATCGTTTCTTGGCAAAGACAAGACTTACACTGTCTCGTATTTCAAGTCCAAACTTAGAAACAAAGTCGCCGTCTCCTTCAAATCCATCTGCACTCTCAATATACATTTCGAGCGAGTACCCATCGTCAAACTTTGACTGGGTGTCTTCGCCGAATAGTTTATCTTCGTTCATCAGAGTTCGGGGTATATACACCATATCCTCACCGTGCATTTTGATTGCTTCCACGGTGAGATCTTCAATGAGTCTCTGCTCACTCCCGATGTTTCGTCTGAAATAAGAATTCTTTGCCATTTTATCCTACCATGAAATCTGGTGGTAACTCGTACTTGAGTTGAACTTCTTCTTCTATCTTTGTAATTTCTTCTTGTCCTTGAGAGTATAACTCTGCGCCATTGTATGAAAGACCACCGGGAAGTGTGATGTTCTGGAACTTGGATAAGTTCATTCCCCATTGTCTTTTAATTAGTGATGTGACATACTCTTTCAGAAGTCTATCATTATAGATTTCGGTGTATGTGTCTGGATCTAATATAGAGTATGCTTCGATTACGACAAAATCACCAACAGTAAATTGTTCAGACCAGTCAGTATCGATCAGTAGTTTATTTGTTACTCTAGAAAATCGAACTGCCTTTTCTGGATCTAGCATCTGTTGAATAAGTGCTAGGTGTCTCTTTGTGATATCATACTGTGCCATGTTTCCCATACCAGTACGCACCCCATAGAAATCGTTGAGTGCCATCTGATACCGGACATCAAACATGTTCACACTGTTGTTTCCCTGTTCGAATATTCTCGTTACAGTAATAACAGAGGAATCGACTTGATTCATATCGATATATTCGTTTGTGATATCATCTGCTGTTAACTCATGCTTATAGAATTGTTTCTGCACACCATCAAAATGGTATTCTGCAAAGAATTGTAGTGCATCATCGAGTCTATCTTCTACCTGTGAATCATCAACATTGATCTCGATCACAGGATCCCCGAGTCTCCTCAGAGCATAGTCCTTCAGTTGTTGTCTCGTTGCTGGTTGTGCCATCTAAAATGCTCCTCTTCTTTTTATATGTATGATTTCTAGTGCATTTTCTAATGGCAGTTCCTTCGCCGCCTCTTGGTTTTCTGAACTTTTTCGAACATCTATTTTTGTTTACCAAGGAAACTCCGTACCTTTCTGATCCTTTCTGACTCAATGCGGGCCTCGTCGTCATAGATCTTTTTGTAATTTTTAAACTCGTTCAATCTCGAAATGAAACGATCCCCATCTTCCCAAGGCATAGGAAGGGGGATTATCGTGGAACCATTACTTCTGTAATGTTCTTGATTTTGAATATAGACTCTGGTTCTTTGATCGTGTGGTGGATCATAGTCCGGTTCTAGTTTTTTAAAAAGTTGAAAATCTATTTCTTCGTTGTTTATTATAACTCTGTTTTCATCTGCATTATGAATAAATCTGTTCATTATGGGGAAGTTCCAAATCCATATCCAGATTCATCACCCTTCGACAAACCAACTAGGGAAACAAAGGTTCCTTTACCGACTGTAATAGAAGTACCATTAGCAAGAGAAGTTACCCTAGCATCAAGAATTGCCTTACCGTCAGTTAGAGCAGTGATTTTCGTTACTTCACTCGTCCGTTTATTTTCGTTTTCATTATTTGCTCTTCTAAACTCAGTCAAATCATTCCACAGTTTAATTACTTCTGTTCCCGTAAACTTAACTCCTTCACCTTCAGCATTGTTAATCGTATATGAACCACAAGAACCACTCGAAGTTCCTGCGTTAATAGACGCAACTAATTCACCAACAACATCCATTGCATCTGTTCGTCTAACGAATGAGAACGAACCACCACCAGTTGTTCCGGTGTGCGTTTCTCCTGCTGGTCCGAAGTATCCAGTAGTTCCACTAAATCCACCACATGAACCATCATTAAAGAATAATGTACAGAATGAGTTAGTGGAAGATCCGGTTGGGCCTGGGTTATGTGTTTGTCCATAAAGACGGAGGTAGTTTAAATCCGCAGAATCTGAGGAGAGTGTATTTCTGATAAGGTCTTGATAAGTAGAGATGTCCACGATGTCCAAACCACCACTCCCACCAGAACCACTAGCACCGCCGGTTGACTGAATTGCGTAGTGAGCAGCACATGACATTCCCGTGATAAATCCACCACCGATGGTTGGATAATCAAAGTCTCCAGTTCCGGTGGTATTTCTCAGCATCAGTTTTCCCCTCGATGGGTTCCAAACCGTAACTATACCTTCAAAGAAGTTTCGACGATGCATTCCGGGATTCTCACCAGAATGTACATCAAACAGATTACAACCAGAGGTTCCTCTACATGGAAGATAATAAGCATATCCTGCTTGCCATGTTTCGTCACCAAGTCCGGCAGTAGATCCGTCGTTTGCACCATTCTGATAAGTACCAGTCAGGGTAGCACCAGACATTCCTGCCCATAATTCTGGACCAGAAGTCACACCGATAACTAATTCATCAATATTTCCTACCCACCCCTGTGAATTATCACTAGTCGCTTGGGGATTAAATCTAGAACCAATAGAGAATGGGTGTGGATTTAGTTTGATTCCACCGCCATTTGTTGACTGGTTTACTGTTCGTATTCCGTTTACATATGCAGTAACTGTAGATCCAGCAGCACTATTTAGATATCCAACAGCAAGGTGGAACCACTGATGTCTCGGAATTTGTGCGCCGCTAGTTGGGCCAGTTGTACCACTTATGACTTCTGTTATGCTAACATTATTCAGTAAACCGGTCGTTCCGGTGTCCGCAGCATCTGTCCAATGGAATTTGATTGTGTTGTTGTGTTGAGAAAGTTTAAAAGAATCTCCACTACCTCCAGTAAAACCACCACCACTGGTGCTGCCAGCAGTCTCACCACTTTCAGGTCCAGTATATCCTTGAGATGCGGTTGTATCCAACTTCGCAACAATGAGTTTATCGTTCTGGTACATCTGTGGCCAGATCCATCCGCTGATTAACCAGTTGTCTAGGGTAGAACCATCGTATCCTCCGCGAGAAGGTAAAACAATATTACCAGCATTTTCAAATCTGATAGTTTCCATAGAACAGGACTGTGTAATACCACTCCACTTCAGACCTGGAGGTGGATACGTTTGCATTACTCCACCATAGAAAGGAGATTTTATAGGGTGACTTGCATCGGGATCGGTTCGGGTGTGTGCCCTAATTTTATCAATCTCAACTCGTTCGTCGTGTGCGAAATTACCACACCCAACAATCGCTCTGTAATACCAACCATCGTCACCACATCCACCTGCTGATGCACGGCGTTGTGTTGGGATGTCCATTGTTCCTCTAGGATCAAATCCTTGAAGATTTGGGTTTGAGGTATTAAGTCTATCGAATAACTCTTGATCCATTGTAAAGACGCTATATGCTTTCTTCGATCTATACATCGAAGAGTTTTCTCGTTCATCTAAAATGTCTACGATTCTGCCAGTTTTAAAATCTACGACAATTTGCTTTACTTTGTTGTTGAGAGTTTTAGCCATCTAGTTCAATTACCCTTAATCAATGTTGGAAGGTTCTATGTTGGAAGAAGAATCTACCGCCCACTTTGTTGCAGAATTTGGTGTTACTGGATCTGTTGTTTGTTCTATCACACCTGTCTTATTTATAAGAGAACCGAATCTAGAAAGACCGTGTGCGATTGACATTCCAGAATAAATCTTCGGAACAGAAAGTATACTAGTAGCAGTTTCAGTCCCAGCATTGACTGTGCGTCCAATGAAGGAGATCGACTTAGTGCAGTTTACAACCGAATCATTAGTAGCAGAGAAGTTATAGTGTGCATTATCATATGCTTTAGCACTAGTTGCTGAAACATTTGAGTTCATATTAGCACTATATCCACCGCGTGTTCTGATTGCTGCACTTCTGCGTGCATTAATACTAGAGTTCATTGATGCGTAAAATCCTGCTCCTGCACATCCTCTTGCAAATGCATAGTCAACGTCTAAGTTAGAATTTTCTAGTGCCATGTATGCTTGGTTTCTTAGCAATGAAACATAAGATCTTTCTGCGTTAATTGAAGAATTATTATATGCTAAGAATCCGATACCCATTGGATGATCCACAAATCGATACTGTGTAGTGTCTGGAACTACATCATCACAAGGTCTAGTGCATGTTCCTGCATTGTCTGTACCGGGTGGACATTCACAGTCACCGTCAGTGCAGTCACTGCATTGTACATACCCAACATCAATATTACCATTTGGACATATAGTTCCGGGTACATCATCTCCACATGAGGTGTTATTGCAATAACATGGTTTATTATCATCACCGAAACAACCTCCTCCGGGACAGTTACAGCAGCAGTTGTCTCCGCCACAGTTTATTGGGAGTGTGCAATCCACTTCGCAACATTCTGCTGGTTGTTCTCCGTTACATTCACAGGCCGTCGGATTCTCGCAACAGAAAGATTCTTCTTCGTCTACGCAAGCACATTGACACGCACCGCTAGTGTCACCGCACCCTGTACACCATTGACAGAAATCATCACCCCCACCCGGCGCACATTGTGCCAGGCACGGATCTTCTCTACATTCACATTCTTCCTGCGAACCACAACACGGTGGATCACCCTCACCACCCCATTCGGTGCATCCGTTCTGTTCACTACAGAAATAGTCTTCACATTTACAGCACCGGTCTTCGCCATTACATTGTTGAACAACGCAGGTGTTATCGTCTCCCGTTCCATCACCACCACATTGGGTAGAATTGCATCCACACAGGCCTGTGCAGGAGACCCCACCATCATCACCACCTTCACCACCTTCACCGGAACCACCGCCTTCGGTGCCACCTCCGGCGCCTTGTCCTCCTCCTCCTGCACCATCGCCTACCGTGTCGTCGCTACCACCACCGTCTTGGACACCACCATCATTAAAGTTTACTGGTCCATCTGCATCTAAATCATATCTATCCCCAATATAACCGGGAGGTATGCAAACACCACCAGAAATATCTTGGTTGCTAGTACCACATGCCTCAACTGGTGTGTATGTGATTGGAAGACTTTCTTCTGGTAATACTCCTGCCCCAACTCCATAAACCTGAGTACCACCAAGTGTAAGTATTCGTGGAGGTGGTACTTCGTTGCCAGAGTCATCTGGTGGTATTGTAGTTTCCTCACTGAACGGAGCAACTGCTCTCAAGTAAATTTGATTTCCTGTAGTGAACGGGTAATAGTTATATGCATCTCTAACCGAATCGGACATCTTGGTGTATGGTTTTAAGTATGAGTTCCATACAACTTGAACGTAAGACACTTGACCATTAGGTTGCACAAGTGATATTCTTTCACCTTGATTCAACGTGGAAATGGAGGTGCCTGGTTGATCCAAGTCAATTGTTAGTGGACTGTAACCAGAAGAGGCAACAATACTATTTGTTGCCTTGACGGACGATGTTCCATTTGCAAGAACACCTGCAATATCACATCCAGTTATTACTGAATGCTTTGCATAGATTGATGAGTTTTGTTCTGCAACCATACCAAAGGAACAGTCTGAAATTGCAACCCGGTCGGTGTGGATCACTGAGTCGGTGTGTGCTGCCATTCCCGCATAAAATCCACAGATGCCAATGTTAGTACATGCTTGGGAACCCAACGAAGAATTTTTATATACAAGAATTCCTTCTCCACCAGATGCTGCCGGATTCATTTCATTGAAATGCTTATATCTGACATCACCTTGAAAAACTATATTACTAAGTGAAGACAGACTACTGTTTGGTTTTACAACCAGACCCTTTAATGGTTTTCCGGGTCCAGATGCAGTTGATCTTCTGTATTTAAATACTGTCTTTATTATGGATGCCTCGATACGGTGATCGGATATAACAGTTCCGATTGTCGGATCGATTCCGCTGGTTGTTGTTGACCCATACTTACCCGTTGGATCTCCTGTTTCGTGTGATGCTTCTGACGGAGCATTTCTATATCCACCAACATAGATACCATCATCAACTGAAAATGATCCATCATCCGCATTGATCTTTGAACCACCAAGTCGGTGTAAGAAATTTTTTCCTCTTGATCTAAAAGTAACTGTATTATCTGATGAATTTACTCCGATAATCTCAAAACACCCAAGAACATTAGTCCGGGCATCTCCGGTGGCACCAGTAATTCCTTCGGATGCAACTGATCCATCAACTTGTGATGGGTAGTATCCGGCATGAATGTTCGTTCTATCCCGAAGCATCATATAGTCACCTACTTCGATGCCAGTTGTACTTGGTGCAACTGTTGACGTTGTTGGGAAAGAAGCAGTATCGGCCAACTTTACTGTAATTCTATTATCAACAAGAGAACCGTTACCATAACCATTATTGTTTTCAACTGCATCATACTGATAGTTTGTAACTTCTTGTAGATAAAAACCCAACGGAGTTTCGCCAGCAATACTAATACCTTTATGACTTGTATTGTTTATTTGAATAGACGTTGTAAGATCATACGTTCCCTTGAGACAACGAACAATGGCATGTCCTCTATCAGTAAAGAACATACGTTCAATATTATTCAACGCTCTACCGGGAGTGTAATATGGATTGGTTAAACTACCATCACCATCAATATCACTACCACTAGGTGAACAATAGAATGTAGTAACAGTGTCAATTACATTGACATTAAACCCACCCTGCGGAATTCTAATTGCACTTTGATCAGCCATTTTAGTTTATTATTCTCCTAGAGTTCGGCATCTACCGTAACCCAAATATTTCCTTCGACTTCGCCATCACCCTTATCGGATCCTACTGCACCACCACCGGGATTGTGATCTGTACCTAAACTGGCAATAAGATTTGTCCCAAGAACATTGCCCGGTGTAATCTGAAGGATGAAACTATCTGGGAGTGTTTCTAGTAACGAAACTCCACGGGTAGAATCAATTGTTCTCCAGTTACCATAAACAAGTTTGCTTGCCCAATATTTATTACGCTTTTCATCCATCAAAATTAATTTTGTGTTCTTTGACTTAACATTTCCAAGCGGACCATCTGTAGAAACATATGCACGAATGGTTTCAAAATATCGTTTACAGTCTCGAATATCATCTGCAATATCTCGCTGTTCGAAGTCTGTACTCTGTTCTCCTGCTTCCAATTGAACCTGTGATATATCTATCGCTTCTGTTGCCCCAGTGTTCCAACCGAATACACTCGGAGCAGCAGGATTGTCAGATCCAGTTCCTCCCGTTCCGGCCTGTAGATACATTCTCATCGCAAGATAACTCGACGCAGTATCACCAGCACCAGTAGGAACTCGATCCCCGGTAAAACCAAGAACCTTTCCTTCCAAATCAGGAACACTAAACGTATGAGAGAATTTAGTCCACGAAGAACTAAGTGCAAATGTCCCACCAGCAAGTCTTACATCAGTGGAGTGATTACCAGCACCTGTACCAAAAACTTGAACAAGAGATGCACCAACAACTCTAGAGGATCCGCTGACAGTTAAAAATTTTGCTTTGAATGAGAGTGTTGCACTCTTGCCGGCAAGTGTTTTTACATTTTCGATTCTTTGCTCTAAGTATGCTTCGGTTGTCAAACCAGTTGATAGGTTCGTTGGATCATAAAGATTCGACAACGATGCACCTGTTCCGCTAGTTTGAACTCGAAGAAAGTGATTGCTCAATGGAGTAAATCCACTCGGACCATCTAGTTCGTGTTCCATTCTCTCGATCGTTAATTCAGGTTGGAACCCTTGTGTCGCACCGATCATATAAAATCGCCATCGATCTAATGTGTAGTCGAATGTTGATCCAAGAGTTGCTTCACCAAAAGTAAACACATAAGGATCGACAGTAAATTCACCACGCTGACAGATATTAAAATCGCCATTGATGATTGAATTTCTTCTCTCCTGTGGACCTTGGTGTCCTCTTAGATTTATTGCACTACTACTGTACATTTAGTTTAATTCCTTTTCTATCAGAAAGATGAAAGTGCTACTCGTTTCCATGTGTTGCCCTCAACACACACATAGAAGTGTGTGTTACTCCACGCAATATCTCCGGTGTTTCCAGTGTCCGAAGCAGATACAGGAATATCAGGTCCGGTTCCACCAGAACCTTCGTCAGAACCGAGTCGGAATCTTCCCTTCGCATCAAAACTTGCTCTCTCTATACCATCAGTATCGAAAGACATCTTATTTGTACTGTGTGTATATTTGATCTGTCCTTCGTCTACATCACCGGCAGAGTTGTGGAATCTTACAGATCCTGTTTTGCTTCCTAGAGATCGAACTTCGATTGCAGGATCTCCGGTTCCGTGACATACTATCTTAGTATCTGAACCGTAAACATAGAGATCAGAGTCAACAGAGGCATCTGGATCTGTGCAACTTGAACCAACGGCAAGTTTACCAGAGAACGATCCTGTTGAACCGAAACTAATTCCTATCAACGATGCTGTTATACCATGAGATCTAAGTGAACCCTTAACATCCAAAGATGCTCCGGGTGCGTTTGTGCCGATTCCAACATCGCCATCCATGTATGCAATATCGGGTGCATGATTTTCCCATTGTGAGAACGTGACACCTTGGAATGTTGTTCCGGAACTACCATCAGAAAGTAGTGCAGCAGATGCTCCAGCAGGCGCTCCTGTTGGTAAGGTATATCCGTCAGTTCCACTATTGGTTACTTCGATAGATATTGTCTTCATTGTTCCCTGAACATCTAGAGATGCTCCGGGAGCAGTCGTACCGATACCGATTCTGTGTGCTGCGGAAGCACCAGCAGAAACTCCAATCGTAAAGACTGGTTCGTTATCGTTTCCTGTTACGACTATACCTTCACCAGAAACTCCCTTAATTCGCATGAAGTTTTCTGTGGTGGAATCTTCGTAGATATTAATCTGTGCGGTTATTCCATCGAGTCGAATTCCATTTGTCAAACCACCACCAGAACCTCCGATGTGGAGTCTAGACTGTGGATCTGAATTATTGATTCCGAGGAATCCGCCAGTTCCGAGACGCATTCGCTCAGTTCCTGTTACATCTACTGTACTCTGGGAAGCAGCAAAGATAAGATCTTCGCCGCTGTTTGGTCTGAGATCTCGGATCAGTGGTTTAAAATCATGATAACCATCGTCACCATCAGTATCGTAGATGAGAATGTCACCATCAGAAACTCCCGTGTCATACACGTTTGTAAGTTCACCGGCAGTCAGTGCTACATCAAGTCCATTGATGAGCGATGCTTTTGCTGCTGATGTGAGTTTGATGATGTAGTTCACAACACCGTATGGTTGCATGTTGTTGTGACTGATACTCTCTCCTGTGTTATCCAATCCAAGTGAATCGAAGTCCGTTGAGATATTACCTTCGATTGGAACATCACCAGTTCCATCCTCAGTTTGGAGATTCAGAGATCCTGCGCCGAATGATGCATTACCGATGATATTGAGTTCACCTACACTCGGATCTAGTGGGGTATCGTCCGAATTACTGAAAATATCACTGATGGGCGCGTTCGGCATTGGGACACTGGAAGTAAATCTCCATCCTCCCCGATTCTCTCCCGAGAACCGCAATCGGGACATCGCCCGTTGATTATTATTGTCACAATCACCACACACGACATAGTTATCAAGGAGATTATTGTTGGTTCTGAAGTTTGGTCTACCGACAAAGATACCATCTGTAGTTCCATATTGTGGAGTGAAAAATTGACCGTCATCATTATTCGTGGACAGCGATTGTCCAACAACGTGAATGTGCTGCGGAACCTTGAGTCCTGTTGAGTTTACTGTTCCGCTTCCTGCGATCACGATTTCACTGAGGTTCATGGTAAGATTTGCTTCAATTGTTATCGAAGAATCGGCAGAAATTGCGTGGGTATGAACAGGAAGTTCTTGGACGGTAAGTTGATGAATTTCCTCACCACCTTCTTGTCCTAACTCATAGTTGTAGATAGTGTTTGACGTTCCACTATCATTTCCGACTATGGTCCTACCACGAAGATCTGGTTTTCTAAATTCATTTGTTTCTTGTGACACAACATAGAAGGTTGCATTAATGTCATCACCGACTGGAATATTATTAGAAGTAATAATAGTTAGCGTAGAGTGTTCAACACCTGTGCTATCTGTATCTTCTAGTGCGGGAAATCTCAAAACCGGATTGTCTGGAACAAGAACAGTTCCACCTGCACCCGCAATTTGCTTGGTGAGATGATCAACTGTAACCGTCATTGTATTTGTAGATTCATCCCAATCAGTAATGTCACCAGTGACAATTTCGGACTGTCCAAGTTCACCACCGATTGCATCGTAGATAAACGTGGATGAAACTCTACCGCCTAATAGTGAATATGGAGATAAATCTACATCAAAACCATCCCGTCTCGCTATCACAAGTTTCTGTGTAAATCCGTATCGATTTCCGATGCGTGAATGAAGTTCGGGATATGATGTTGCAATTAAAGTTCCACCATCACACATACTCCAACCATCTGGCACATCATTTTGTTCTCCTGCGTATGGTGCAATTACACCGGCAGGTTGAATACCTTCTAGACTTACTGTTGCTTCACCACCAATAAGTGTGCCGATATAATTTGTTACTAAACCTTTACCTTGCTCAGTTCTTGTAAGCATAGGTTTAATGACTGTACCACCGGCAGTCGGTGGTGCGTCAATCAGTTTACCTTTAGATGTATCTGATAGGAACCATACTACCTTTGTTTCGTCATTAACTTCTTCCATTGCAGAAAGATCAATTTCACCCTGATACACAAGGGTAAATTGACTTGTGCTGAGTACCTTTTCAATCACACCAGATACTTCTGCGTTAATAGCAGAATTTGCTTGTGCCCCGGTGAATCCAGAAGTGGCAACATCCCAACGAACAACGTCCCCAGCAACAAATCCGTGTGTTGCTTGGGTTATGTTGTTCCGGATGGACTTTCCATCTGCGGATGCTGTTTGTAATTTAAATGCACTATATGCCACTTGGTATTATCTCCGTGTTATACTATTTAGTAATATCATTCTTGAGTTCTGCATCGAATTCGTATTCAGCAAGGTATGTGGTATCAATGGTCACTGTTCCAGTATACTTCCTAGAAGGCATAAAACCTCTCTTTGTCAGGACTTGTACACCACCATAACCAAACGTCATGTCACCAACCGATGCTGTTCCCATCCCGGATCCGTCAACAATTGAAGTTGCTTTGACACAAGTTGGATTGATTCTCATCGGGGTTGCAAAGGTTGTGTAATTTCCGTATGTTCCCTGAATAGCAATGCTTGCGTTGTCAGCAGTTTCTTCACCTACAACACCATTCCAACCACTCTGTGCAATCTGATAATACCTCTGACATGCTTCGAGATCGATTTCAAAAATTGGTGTCTGGAAGTTGGTTGCTTGCTGTCCGTGTTCTACCTGAACCTGTGCGAGTGATAAGATACCATCATATGTCAGTCCGGTGGCAAATCCCTCAAGAGTTGCACCTAGTGAACTAGTAAATGATGCATTGTTATCACTAGAGTGAGTAATATATTTAAGATCAAAGAATGATGTGTCACCAATACTAGTTCCTTGCAAGAATGCAGGTAATGATACTGTATGTGTAAACTTGTTCCAATCTGTACCAAGTCCAATATCTTGCACATGAACAGCGTTTCCTTCTGCGGTATTGCCAAGTGCTTGGTAGTCTTGAACAACTGCCACTCGAACATTTCCTGTTTTGGTTCCCTTTGCCCAATAACTAATGGTTACGTCTTTGTTCGCAAATCTACGGACGTTTTCAATTCTTTGTCCTACAGAAACAGTAGATTTATTTTCATTTCCAAAATTGGCATCAATATATCCTTGGAAGTTCAAGTAATGCTTAGGGTATCCGGGGACTGCTGTTTGTGCATCCAAGAATGTTCCTTGAGACATACCACCAATAATATTAGAAACAGATCCCGATGATGTTAAATCTGGAATTACTTCTGCATTAAATCTATCTGCATGGAATGTATCATACTTGGATCCATCAGATGGGAAGTTCGTGCTTAAAGTTGTTGGAGCAGTGCCTCTCTGCCAGTGATCGAAGTTACTGTTGATGATAAGGTTTCTTCCCTGTCGTCCAACAACAGGAGGAACCACTAAACCACCGTCTTCGATAAAGTATCCGAGGACTTCGACTTGTAGACTAATTACTGAGGTAAACGCAGCCACACCACTTTCTACTTCATGTGGTTTTCCAATAGAAACTGCTATCTGTCCATTTGGATTTGAATTTTCAATTGGAATGATCTTAGTAAAAATCTGTCCTTCAACATTGAAATTTTGCATACCAGCATCCCGAACTGACATGGATGCAATATTTTCAGTAGTTTCAAAGTTGTTTGGGAAGTTTGCATTTGGAACATCGCAATAAATTTCTTCTTGACGACCAGCACCTCTTTGTTTCACGTTGACTCGTACCATCATATGCGTGGCATTTGTCGGTGGTGTTATCTTTGTGAAGTAGTCACTGATGCTCGACCATCCGCTCGGATTGTTTGTATATGAGTTGTTGACTCGATTAGGATCCTGTGCATTATCACTAGATTCTGCTGTTCGACTGAAGAACAATCTGAACTTTTCATATGATGAGATTGAGTTGTCAAACGGAGATGGATTTGTTCCTGATGCTAGGAATGGCAGAGGAGCAATTTCGGTGCCGTTTTTAAAAATCATCTTGGTATTTCTTTGTCCCTCGGTTGGGAAGAAAGTCTTACCTGTTAATGATCCGGTCTCTTCTGCATCCGAACCCGGTCCAGTCGGGGGCGCAGTATTTGTGGTGATTCTTCTGCCAACATATGAAAGAACCAAACCCCGTGTGTTTGATGTCGCAATGAACATTGGTTTCTTAACCATACCCAGAGTTCTTGGATACTCAAGTCCAAGACTGCTTGATGAAGAAGCAGCAGTATTTGAGGTTAAGAAGTATACTCTTCCCGGTTCATATGTGTGGGGACCGTCTACAAGATCAACCCACCCTGAGTTTGTTAGATAGAATGCATCAGAAGATCCAGAAGCAGGAGTCACAACCTCACTGATAATTCCTTGTGTTTCAGCATCAACTTCATTATTTGCTTGTGCTTTTTGATAAGTACCAAAAGGTTGTGCTGAGTTCGTGATACCCGTATCAAATTTCATCACATCACCAACGGTGAATCCGTGATTTTCTTGATTAACAAGAAGTCGGTTTCCTTGTGCAACCACACCAGTCTCAATGGACTCTGCAATTTCACCACCAATATAACTTACGACGAATCCTGTATCCCCGGTCATACCAATCATCATTGGTTTTCTAACAAAACCAACCTGAGAATCAACTGGTGGGTTCTGCGAAAGCATTCCCGTAGCACCAGATGAAAGGAAGTATGCTTTACCAATTTCTAATGTATATCCAGAAGAAACATTATCGATGATCCTATCGAAGTTTCCTCTTACTTCACCTTGGAATGTAATGTCGAATGTTGTGTCGTCAATTACATCAGAAACAATACCAACTGCTTCTGCTTGTTCTTTATTTGCAGCATAGGCCGCAGTAAATCCATTTCCGGTTGGTCTGACTGGCATACCAAAGGAAAGACCGTGTGCAGATGCTGTAGTTACTCTCTTCTTGTTAATGCCGTGGTAGAAGTGTGCAAAACCATCTTCCGAAATTTCAGCAATATCGATGGGATTTGCTAATGTCGTGTTGTCATATTGAAGAGAAACACTTCGGTGATCTCTAGTTATTCCACCGGCGTTGGTGTGTCCGGGTGATGCAGTAAACCCAAGGATCATGACTTCGCATGATTCGCCACCACCGATATGAATATTACCAGCAGTTCCTGTAACCAGGCCTCTACCATCACCAAATTCTATATTTTCGTTTGTTGTCCATGCACCAGTGTGACCACATGTACCAACTTGATGTGGTTTCCATAACCATCCAGCACTGGGCCCATCACTTCTTGCAATGATAATACCACCACCACCGGCAGTTAAAATTTCTGAGTCTGCACTACAACCAGTTCCGCCACTCTCATACGTTCCACCAAGAACTAGATTATAGTCTGCAACAGTAACATTGGTGGAATGCATCGTGGTCATTTGACCAAGGATCGTAACCTCTCCACCGAATGTAACACCCTTCTCCACATAACCAGAGTGTTCTACTGCAAAAACACCATTGACATCAACACCAACAGAAATACCATCAGCAGAAATCCCAGTATACAATTTCAGTCTGTTTAGTTTGTCGATGATATCTTCGTTGGTAATTCTTCTCCACTCTTGGAAGGTATCACCCAACGAAACATCTGTAATTTCGTATGTGTTAAACTGTGGTCCGGTGCTAGACATTTATTAGTTTTCCTCTTTGATTAAATCACGGAGCAGAGTTTTGAGATAATCTACCTCTTGCCTTAGATTATGTATGTCTTTTTTCTGCCTTCTTTTTTCCAATGCTTCGTTCATCTTTGTTTTATTAACAAGAATCAAAGCACCAGTTTCTAAATCCCGTTCATAATTTTTATTGTCAGTTTTTGCTCTCATATCAATGCCACCACTCGAAGATCTTTAACTTGTGGTACAACTGTAGTATCTTCAGAGAACATGAGAACCTTAATCTGTAAGGTTGAAAATGCCTGGACATCCTTTAATAATTTATAACTTGTTTCTGTAAACTCAAATGGATTGTCTGTTTCTGTTACTTCATTTACTTGTTCTAATTGATAGAAAGGTTCTTCTGCAATTTCTTTATATGTTGTGGGCGGTAATGTCCGACAATATACCTCAATTGTTGTGCCAATCGGTCGATTGAGATCTAACATTACTCGAACATCATCTCCGTTTTCTTGGAGTTTGATTGATCGAGTCAAGTACCTAGCAACCGCAGAATCTGTGTAAGTTCCGGAACCAGTATATTCTCCACCACCAGAAGCGTCGTTAACAATATTTTCTACGGTAATAACAGTAAGATTTTTCGTATCAACAACAGGAGTTATGGTGGATGAGGATGGATTCGAAATTTCAATTGTGTGCGTTGTTTGTTGTTCGGAAGATCCACCCGTAGCAGCAATGAGTTGACTGTTTGGGAACGTGTAGTTTTGATTTTGTGGTACTTGGAAAGTAGTAGATGAAGTACCAAAAGTCAATTTGTGAACTACGGATGTACTCGGTAAAATTAATTCGTTCGATATAATTTTTGTGAGGTTGACATTAGTAGGTACGCCAGGTTCAGACAAATTGATTTGAAGTGTTCCCGGTGCAGTTGTAAATACGCACCGATTGATTTCACACATAAGTGAGGTCGAAGTATCTTCCTCTGCAACATTTGTATTCTGTGGTAAGAAAAGACTTCCCATATTCGGGTGCTTAGTAATAATATTACCAGTCAGAGAATCTTCTAAACCAACATTACCTGTATAAACTTTATAGTCATCTGTATTAGACACTATACTTAATGAATAGTTTCCGGGTTGTAGATATACTGGTGACGAGAATTTGAAGTTTGTTGCACTTGGGACATCATTACCAATTATAACTTCACTTGGATATAGAGTAACTTCCGAGAAAGGAATGATTGACGAAGCAGATGGGTATCCGCTGACAGTTGGTCTGATCTGTATTGTTACTGGTAAGGTTTCAGACTTACTGGAAAAGTATAGATTTATATCGTTTAAGAATACACCATTTGAATGGAGATTGGAGGACACTGTAAAGATCTGTGATAATGGATCGATCCACTGTGTTTCCAATGATAGGTTGAGTGAGTCCTCTCTAGTGTATACATCGCGGACGATCTTTTCGCTAGTTACTGTTTGTCTTCGGAGAACAAGTGGTCGAGTAGCACTGAATGTAGTGTCGGTTGTACTCTGTACACCTTGTGCATAGAAAACTCCTTCTGCTGAAGTCTCTGCATCTGCGGCAGTGTTTGTTGACGAGTCAGTAAGTCTAAAGACCTTCTCTCCAGTCAGATACTTCTTTGGAGGAACAGCAAACTGGAGATTATCAATTTTACCGAAAGAATCGGTTTGGATTGTACCACCAAGAGAACCACCAGTAGGAGTACAGAATTGACTTACATCGTCACCATCAAAGAATGGAATTACAATTGAATTTGGTTTTAGATTTTCTGCTTTGATCGTTAGTGTTGAAGATCTAATGAATGGCACGACACTTACATCGATAACCTTATCGTTTACTCGTTTCTTTAATGTATCAGGAACACTACCCAGTCTAATATTAAGTCTAGACTTTCTTTGATCTATAGTCTTTGCGATGTTTGATACAGAAGAAACATTCTTCTCAATTCGAGATGCAATGAATATGTCGGAGTTTGTTCTTCTCGCTTGCTCTAGGAATCGCTCACCAACAACATTCTGTAGTTTGTCGTCGATGTTTTCAATACCAGACCAAATACTAGACCATTCATTCCACTGAGTTCCGAATCCTCTGGAATCATTAAAGTTGTTAACCTTCCAGTTATCATTGGAACCCATGTCATTAATTTTAACGACTGGACGAACTGATGTAGAGAACCATTGATCTGATGGTGGATCAATTTCCAAACGACCAATCCAGTTAATTAAGTCAAACTGATTTACAGAAATAAATCCGTTACTAAGAGATTGAGATACAATCGGTTGGGTGTCTGTTATCTTTGAGTGAATGAGTCCATCACTTGATTGTTGTAGATTATCCCCGATTACTAATGTCGTGGTATCAAGAGCATGATTTGTTTCTGCAAATCCGGGTCTAAGAGTGGAATTTTCGTAATCAATCGAGCAGGCATATTTACTATCTGCTACATCGCCGAGTCCATGTCCCGCGAATGTATCTACTACGATTCCAACCTTCTCACCAATAACACCGGGTTCCGTACTCTTTTCTATATCCATTGCTTCGATTTCATTTTCGATCAAGGATAGTTTGGTGTAAATTTCTAGATCATCAACTCGCTTCTCAACTCTACCAATATCTGACATTGTGTATCGATTGTTTTCGATATACTTAACTGCAACATCGGATGCATTGTGCGTGTATGGTGGCATCGCAATTGTGTATAGGGTCATCGAATCTGGTCTGTCTGCGGGTGCGACTGGTGAAAGATCCGGGACACCTTCGATGATATCAAAGTTAATATCATCACCAAAAGTTTGTCTTGCGACAATTTTGTCGATTCTTGCTTGGTAGTATGTGTGTGATTCTTCTATACTCACCAGATTATCTTCTGGAACAACATGACCACCAAGTTCGTCGCCCACAGGACCACTATGTCGGAAATCGATACATGATGCAAGAGAAGTTGTTTTACCTAAACTATTACTTGCAAACAGAGGAATGTCACCATAAGTAATACCAGCATAGGATTCTACAGTAAACGGACCAACCGATCCACTGTGCTGGAAATAATCATATGTTACTCCGAATGGAAGACTCAATATTCCGGTCGCAGGGTTATCATCATTTGTTTCAATGTATTTGCTAAACTTCTCTGGTTTAATATACAATCTTCCGTTGATGTAACGTGTCTCTCTCTGACCGTCATCAAACAAGAAGTCACCCGGTTCACCCTCACTCATATGGGTTATTTTGTTAACATCAAATTTATTCATTTCAACGTACCAAATTGGATCTTGTCCCGTGCCTTCGTTCTTCAGATCCCCCGCACCAAACTCTTGGTAATTGTTCGTAAATGTTTTACTTCTGATTGTAGGTGAAGTAATATTTGCATCAGAAGCACCCTTATCTTGTGCAACGATTGGAGCAATCAACAAGTATTGGTTATCTCCCGCACCGTCGCTGGGAATGGATATTGTGAGAGTTTTTCCATCTGAAGATCTGGTATAAACGGGTCTACTGTTGACATCATTATAGTAGTAATCTACTACTTCATATGGTAATCCATCTTCGGGTTTTGCCATAAGAATGTAGTCATCGTTATTTGTGATGATTTCATCACCAGATTCATTAAAGAATTGATGCACACCATCGGGATCTGTTGCAACAGAAAGATTCCACGTTGCTACGTTATTTGCGTCTGTTGTGATTAATTGAGATCTTGTGTAAACATATCTTAATTGATCAATTGATTTTACTGTTTTACCTTGAGGAACTTCAAATACTAATCCCGAGTTTTTAATATCTCGTAATGTCTGATCCGTATCTGATGTGTTCGATATGTTCCGAATTAATTTGAGTGTTGGGAAATCATTGTCCAAAATATTCGCTGATTCTCGACTCGCCCCGGGCGTCATATATGTTGCATTTGATAATGTACTTGGAGCATTGCTTGCTGGTTCAAACGACTCGACATACATTCTATAAACATATTGAGAATTAATCTTACCACCACCATCGTGACGCTGTGGCCAGACATCAGGATTATCTCTACCAGAAAGATTTGCTAGATCATCTTCTCTCTTAAATGCATGAACCCTAGCAGTTCCAATTAATTGAAAAGCACCATCCCAAAGTTGAACGGCCGCTGACGTTGTTATTATATTATTTTCATCATCAGGGTTTACAAGAGTGTTAAAGAATGATCTGTTACCATCCCATTCAGTACCTTCCCCAACCGGAGTTGATCCCTGCCCGTCGGCATTAACTTCAACACCAACAAAGTAGGATCCTAGTTTTGCACCGGGTAACTTAGTTAGAGAAGATGTAGCAGTGGATCGTGATTTGTTAACATCCAAGAACTGTGGTGACTGTGTTTCGTATTCATATCCATAAAGATATGCCTTGCCTGGTTGTAATACAGATACCAGTTTGGCCGAATCCCCGCCGCGATCAGATGTATAAACACCACGGTTCGTCCCATTATTCAGGTGTTCTCGTAAATCAATCTCGAATGGTTTTACTGTGTATGATCCGGATTCATCGTATGTTCGTCTTGCAAGAGTCTTCTCTAACTCTGCATAATCTGTATAGAGAGTCTTGAAAATTACCTTACCAATATCAAATCTAACAAGTTCGATAAAGTTTTTAGTAGTTGCAATATCGGTAACAAATCCCAGATTAAGATCAATCTTATAACGATCTGCGCCAGGTGCATTGTAGTTATATGATCCAGAGGCCGGATCTCTCAGAGTGGCATCATCGCCTTCTGTTGCAACACTTCTACGAACACTGAAACCAACACTACCACTGGGGGTATCAAATTCTCTAGTTCCATCTCCAGTAAATCCGTAGATAGAAGTCGATTGCTTATCAGTTTTTACAAAGAACCCATCAGTATAGAAAATACCGGGACTGGTTGTGATAACTTTACATCTTCCCTGTACACCGTTAACCACGGTTGCATCGGTGGTGTCGCTAGAAACTGCTGCAATTTCACCTGCTCCAGTTCCACCAACAAAGGTTGATCCGAACGTGCCTCCGGGTTGGAAAGTATTTCCTTGAAGGAAGTTTACATACAGAAGATCATAGTCATCAACAGTCGAACTCGGAGTTCTTTCATAGTGAACGACTCTAGCACTAACATTTTCCGTTGTGCCTCCATCAGTCTTAATCTGACTGATGTCATAGCCACCAATCATATCTAAACTAGCACCCTTTACAACTCTGATATAGGAACAGTTCTGAACGGACTGATCACCACCGATGATCTTTGCACCATCTTCGAAGATGTGATCACCCATCCTAGAAACTTGATTCTGAAGGATGCTTTGAAGTTGAGTAAGTTCTCTTGCTTGAACTGCATATCCAGGTCTAAAGAGGACTCTAAGAAACTTCTTGTCTTCGTCGTAGTCGTCATAGTATGGATCTATGTTCAGTAATGTCGGATCGTATGATGCCATTTATTTGTCCACCTTAAAAACCAAGAATAATCTTGAAGTCTTCTGCTTGTTCGATGTTGCGATCTATTTCTTTTATATTCTCTATGTATAATACATCACCAGATGATAGTTTCAATTCTGGTTCAGATACACTGGTAATCCATTTATTACTTGGAGCATTGGGTGATCCACCAGAAAGACCAAAACCGTCTGTTCCAACTCCACCCCTAAATGTTCCAACTACATCTGATAGAAGTAATTCACCTGTTGCACCAGATTCATACTTCCATTCAACTACACTTGCCTTAGCATAGGTTGAATTAATTTTGGATCCCTGTTCTATGATATCATCAGGGGAGAATGCAGTTTCCGTTAACTTGTTTCCAGTAGCAGATGTTGAATCTGCTCTACCTTCAACAATAATATTTGTTGTAGTTCTGTATAGTTTATTCAGAATAGTGCTGGAAGTCTTATCATCAATAGAAACAATTCTAGCAATATCTTGTTGTCCCGCAATGTCTTGGAATGATATTGCATCTGTAGTGGAACCTTGAACAAACGTCTTTATGAGTTCTCCACCCTTGGCCTCAACTCGTTTGATATTTGGATAAAATGCTCCGCTACTAATTCCTTGAACTTCTGCGGCGAGAGTTGAACCAGAGAACGATCCGATGATAGGTTCCACTAGGAGTTCTTGTCTGACAACATCCCAATCGACAACAGTTCCTTCCGCAGTGCCTGTGCCTATTCCCGTATATTGTGATACCTTCTCACCAACAACAAATTCACTCAAGTTGCCACTCGTAACTCCAAACACAATTCGTTTTGTATCATCGTTGATGTCTTGTGTTTTGAAAACTCCATTTGGATTTTCGATGAGAATGTCAACATACTCAGGGTTTCTAGAATGGAACGATTGTATTTTGGCAGTTGCTTTACTTTCCGTGCCTATGATATATTTACCTTCAAGGAAAGTACCTGTTGTGTTCGTATAATCGAAATTACCGTTTACGAATTCTGGTTTTCTCAACACGATTTCGGAAGTTCGAGCAAGTTCGCTACCAGCAACTCTGTCGGTGCCATCATTCAAGAGGGGATTCTTGACTATACCAAACTGTCGTATATCATTTTTTGTTGTGATGAATGCATTTTCATCACGTTCGATTTTCATATTAATCATTGTTCTGGACGCATCCAGATCTATTACGATGTTACCACCATGTCCCCTCTTCGGACTAATTACAGGTCGCCATGAATCGGCAGTTCCTGATGTGGGTGTTGTTAGGATATCAACAATAGCAACGCTATAGTCTTTTCCTTTTGTGATGGGAACAATATCACTAACTTGATTCGCCGTATCTAATTTAGTTCTTACCGTACATTCACTGCCATCACCTGTGACGACTGCATGTGGGATGATAATATAAGATGATGGGCGCTTTTCTGAATCCAAGTTACCCAAAGTTTCGTCTGGATATAATTCAAAATCAAACGGTTGATCTACAACGATATATGGATCACCATCAAATTTTGCTGTTCCAGTTCCATCTCTATAAATGTAGTTTGAAATTCTGCGATACTGACCTACTTCTGATCCCCTACCGTCTACAATATAAACTGCGTACCCTTCATAATACGAAGAAATTTCATTCGGAGAAGAATTTTTATCTAAGTACACGCGATTTAAATCACCAGTGTTTCCATGCTGACATGGTTTTCGTGTACCCTCGGAAAATCCGGCAGCATATACTGCGGAACCATCGACATCTCGTTTAAAATATTCAATTGCTCCGGGGACCGCTTTTTTCTGTGTTTCGTATTGATGGATATCATTTGTGTTTGTAATGTCAGTGACAATACGAATAGGAATAAAATCAGTTGTCATGAAAGGTCTCAGATCTTCCGTAACCTTACCCAAGAACTTCCACTTGTAACCATCATCTCCAATTTGGGTAATATCAGTTCCGAGAAATTCTGGTTTTAGTGTAGATTTTGCACCGTTGTTATTATCAATACATTTGTAAATTCTCTGTTCATCAGCAAGAACATAAAAGTTGTTTGCGGTAATACCGGCCGTTGGATTCTCGTATAAAGAAAGAGTGTCGTCATATGCATCATATACCGAACCAGAAACCCAGTTGTTCCTCGGGACAATATGAATCGCATTGTTTTTGTCTATCCGTTTTGCTGCAATGGCATTCCTAAATGCATCGTTTTGTACATCTACCGATCCAGTAACACCGGGTGGTACTGATTCATTGGGCCACTCATTTACGTTACCAATGAACAAGTAATATTGATCTTCGTTTGTTTTATCAAAGTCAGAGATCAATGAGGTCGCAAAATGACGACCGAAGGGTTTTTGAAAGTTTTCTATTGCCATACTAGTATATATCTCCGCCAGTCGGTCCAACATTGTTGACATCTAACTGTACAAAGTTGTGTAATGTTATCCCATCGAAGGAAATTCCGGAGGGTATTGATGTTATACCCCGGACATTTGGATGGAAGTAGATTGAGAAATATGTGATTCCGAGATTCTTCGCAGCAGTATATCCACCATCAATTGCAGTTCCATATCCGTGTGTTGCTCCGCTACTACCCAGCGGTCTTTCTAATGGGTCGTGACTTGTTATTCCGCCTTCTGGCATGGTAACAAATGTAATTCCATGAACACCCTCGTTGAATACAGATCCGTCTGGACCTGTTGCTGCGAATGGATTATACCCCCTCGGATACAAATCTCCAGATGCACCGATCCATGTACCCGTGTTTCCAACATATCCATTGTTCCTTAAGTTCAATGTTGTCCCAGAAGTGTACGGAGTATAGTGACCAATAATCGGATACTCTTGAATCTTAGTTATGTTTAAGTCTTGAGTTGAATTTCTACCCAATACTCTAATCAGAGATATTTCTCCAAACACCTTCATTCCTGCTGGATGGATTAATTTTTCAATCACATCTTTATACTTGTTTAGAGTTATCTCAGATTTCAAAACGTAAGAGTGTACCTGATAATAATCATTATCTTGGAAAACTTTGTTTGAACTAATCTTGCCTTTGTTTCCATCATAATAGCCAGGTTTTGCGTGTACTGCTTTGGGTATAAGATATCCATATGCAGAACCGTCTCCCGTTTGGGTTCTTACGCTAAATGGAACTGGTTCGTTATAAAATACCCCGCCGTCTGTTACATATATTTCTAGGATCTCACCTTGCAATCCCACCTGAGAGACGTATCCTGCTGCTCCCGCACCCGGAACCCCATAAATCTCACCAATGGGTATCGAGGGATCCTGTTCGTAAATACCAAATGCACAGCAGGGCGCACAACCAAAATTAGGTTGTGGATATACTAAAACATCATCAGTTCCTGTTCTATACCTATTCAGTATAATTGGATCACCGACTCTATAGTTGAATCCGGGACTTGTTATTTCAACACCGGAAAGAACGCCAAATGTATTTTCATAAACATCACCAGTCGTTCCACCAACATCACAAAACGCTGGCCGACCAGGAACAAATGTTCCTGTAATTTCTCGTAATGAAAGTTCTGCAATCGAAGCACCTCGCACCGTGTACTGTATTGCAGAATCTACTGTTGCGAAAGCGGTAATTTTTTTACTATAAGGATCTCTCTGTCTTAATTTTTTATTAACAAAACTAAAGATATCATCGCCGCCGAATGCTGTTGTTTTTATAACATCTGGATTTTTCCATCTACCATCAGATGCTCGTAGCATATCTTCTTCTGGGTAGTAAAACTCAACGACACTATTGTAGATTATCCTGAATAAAAACTCAAAGGCCTTTTCGGTGCCTTTTAGTTTGTAAAATTCTTTTATGTTTTTTATTATACTCTGTATGTTTAGTGGAGTTACACCATCATCAGCAATTGCCAACTCTGTCGGAAAGTTTAAGAGGTAAGTATTTCGGAATTGATTGACGAACGAAGATATAGTGGTATCGATATCAGAAACTGTAGTTAGTCTACTAATTGCACCGACAGAATTTTCATTTTGTTCTACCCATTCATAGTATGCTTCAATAAATGAAATGAACATAGGGTAATCTGATCGAACAAATTCAGGAACCTGTGACTCAATAAAGGGAGATATACGGAAAAGAACCGACTCTTGTTCTGGAGTCAGTTCAGCAAGAACCTGAGAGATATCCGATGGTTGAAGATCAATGAAGGTCTTTAACTTGAATAATAGGGGTAAACTATTATAATCGTTAGACATTAATACCCTCCACCACCAAGGGGATTACCGGCGTCATCATCTCCAATACCAGAACCCGCATCATTTTGTCCGGGGTCTCCACCACCGCCGCCACCGGGGTCTCCACCACCACCGCCGCCACCGGGGTCTCCATCACCACCGCCGCCACCGGGGTCTCCATCACCACCGCCGCCAGGTGGATCAGTTGGTGGTTCAATTGGTGGATCTGATACAACAGTTCCATCAACTACATCTTCTCCACCCTGACCACTGTCTGCGTTTGAACTACTACCATCTCCACTGAAGAATGTTGATGAAGGTAATGCATTGATTATTGTGCTGTCTGCTCCTGTTGGAACTTGATACGCATCAAGACCAATTGCAAGAGAAGATGGTACACGATCGTATCTTTCTCGTCTGAGTTGCTTAGTTGTGACGTTGACTGTAACTGCATCATTGTCGTCTTCGTCGTATGTCAATATAAGATTATTTGTTGCAATAATATCTTGATCATCGGGAACGGCAGTGAATCGTATAAATTCACTTCCATCCTCAATAGACACAGGAACGAAGTTTGATGATAAAGTTACTTTACCCTTTTCGTAGTTTATCGTACCTACATTTGAATTCAGAATCTTCTTAGTCCCTCTCTCGAAGTAAAGGAGTCGGATAAATCCTCGGCCATCATCTTCTGCAAATGCTGTTTGCATTTTACCATTTAGATCTAAGTGTTTGAAATATGTAGAAGTAACAACAGGCACATGACCACTATGTGGATGGAACATTGGATTCTTGAACTCGATTGTATATCCAGTAGAAGCACCCAGATTTGGGTATAACCACTTTTGAATTCTTATTGTAGTTTGGTTTCCTAATACGGAGGATTCTGTATTATCAATTCTCTCCAGTAGTTTAGAGAAAACCATATCCTTTTCGAATTTTTCCAAGTCTGTATTAATGTAAGAAACTATATTGGACTTGGCTAAGATATTAATTGCTTCTGGACTCAGTAGAGTTTTATTTGGATCGTATAAAATTTCTGTATTCATTAATAGATAAAGGTATTCTGGATCTATAACTTCCGGGATAATACTCACTAGATTTTTATTCTTTACGATGTCTTGAACAATAGTTTTTTTGGCACTTGCATTTAAATACTTACCACTCTCTGGTTTAATTGAAATGAATACCTTACCGTATTGTGGTGGACTTTCATTCTCTCCACCATATACGTTTATCGTTTCAACATCTGCATACTCTTTAACAACAATCGCCTCATAGTCTCCTGATGTAACTGCCCTATCCTGTGCCTGGAATGTTCGCGGGGCATAATATTTAATATCTTTGATTGTTTCTGGATCTGCACCACCAGACGAAAAGTCTACGGTTTCGATGTAAGCATTACCAGATATACTAAATGCTCTGCTAGAAGCAGACTCATTTCTTCCGATTCCATTTGCAGCAGATCCAGTTGTAGACAAATATGTTATGGTGATTATATTTCCATCTGTTAGTTCTTGACCAACAATACCATCACCAAAATACAACTCGAAAAATTCATCATTTTTTTCTTGTATGAAAAATACTTTATCAGTAGATTTATAATCAGTGAAATTAGTGCCCTCAGACCATGCGTCAAAGTAACCAGATCTGTCTGATCCAGATGTTTGGACATTTACTGTAATGTGATTTGTATCTACATTTATATCCGGAATTGTAAATCTTCGGTTAGTGACAGTGGAATCGTACACAAAAGAAATTGTTCTTCTTTCACCCTCATATATTTTTACATTTGCAGCAATACCATTTCCAGCATTATCTGTATTTGGATCTTCCTCGATTAACACTGGAGTAAGATTCTGAAACGTGTAGTCTACTCCGTTTTCTCCTTTGGCAGAAAACGTAGTGAATGCAGGCAAATATGTGCCGGCAACATAAGTCGTGTTATACTTTACATTTACAGTCGCAAATGATGCCTTCTTTGATGTTGGTGTGTATCCAAGATGCTTTGCGAGAGATACAACGGAGTCTCTCATAACCGCACTGTCCAAGAACATCTCGTTGGCAACCATGTTTGCATAGAAACCCATGTAGTGGGTGTTGTATGAAAGAACATCAAGAAGGACGGATAATCCAGATCCTTCAAAGTCATAATCTTTGAATACACTCTGAGACTTCAAATACGTCTTAAGAGATTCTTTGATATCCAGAAAGTCTAATTCTGTTAATTCAAGATTTCTGTCGTTGGTTGCCATTATCGTAATCTCTCCAGTGCAAGATTCAAGGTTTCGATTCTGTCGTCGTTGGCCAACCTAAAGGTTATAGTACAAAGCATATTTTGCGTTTCTGCTACTATTGCCACAGTAACATCTTGTACTACTGCTCTGGGTTCAAAATCTTGAATGACTTGTTTTATTCTGTCTTTTGTTTCGATGACCGCAAATGGTCCTGCTAATTCAAATAATTGATCTGTTATTCCACCGAAGATTCCCGGTTGAAATGGTCTTTCGTATTTGTTTGTGAGAACTAAATTTCTTATTGATTTTTTTACCGCCTCATAATTCGTCTTTAGCGGAACATCTCCTGTAATGGGGTTCCGAGTAAACGAAAGATCTAGATCTGAAAATTTGTATTTTTTATCTCTCATATGTCTATTTATCTGCCTGAAGTG